TTTAAATTGAATTTGTTCACCAATAACAAATTTATTCGCATTTAAATACACAAACTCAATCTCATTTGATGTTCTGGCAACAATTTGTCCTACTGCACGACTTTCTTGTCCGACTACTCTTTCACCTATAATTGCATTAGTGTTTAGATTTAAACCACTAACGAAAGTTAATTTATCTAAAACTGGTTTAGACGTATTTTTTGACTCAAAAATTGCTACAATATTAACAACATCGGGAGTATTTAATGATATTTCCTCATCTTCTACCCGTAATCCATAACGAGCATCCTGTGTAAGACCTCCTGTAGTAGATATTCCAGCGGTTCTAGTTACCTCTAACTGTTCACTTCTTACAAATGATTTTTGTTTACTTTTTATACCAACTTTTTTAAGTGTAACATTAATAGTTACAGGACCAGCAGACAATCCACTAAATTCAATATCATTATTCCCATTTGATAAAGTTACTTGATCAGAAGTTAATTCCTCAATAGTTCCATTTGAATAATGAACGGAATATTTTTCTGCATCAAATGGTTCAAAGAATGCACTTGTGATACCAGAGTTAGCAATAGCATCACCACTTGATAATGTTGCTTTAGTATTAGTTACAGTAACATTTTTTACCTGTTTACTAATGATTAAATTAGAATTAGAAGTATCAACTATTGAAATATTCTTCTTTGGAAGTCTTGCAAATATACCAGTTTGATTTGCTTTTACTATTTTTGGAACTTTAATTGTGAAATTTGTATTCAAAGTCTGTCCAGATTGTATCGGAGTGCCATTCATGACACCAGCAACATTTTGAAGAATACCTGTTAATGTTATTTGTGTTGTGTCAACGTTACTAACTCTTAAAAATACTGGATCCGTCGATGTGTGATTATATCCAATAATTGTATCTGTTTTTATACCAACTTTACCAACAAATCTACGACCAGCAACTGTAGCTGTATTTACAGCACTATTTCCAGATCCACTGCTATATGTTAAAGATAATTCGTCATTTATAGAAAAATTAGGTAAGACACGATCATAGAGAACAGCATCAGCACTAAAATCTTTTGCTAAACCACCAATAGTAGTTGAATCTTGAAAAACTGACTTAATATCATCTATTCCAAAGACATTTACCTCAGTAATTGATGCTCTTGCGGTATGTAATTGTTCATCAAAAACTATTTCCTCACCCTCTATAAATTCACCTGTAGTTTCACCAAGTGTTAGATGACCTGTTGCAGGTTGATTTGCTACCTCTGCACAAAAAGCAACAGCACCACTTGTAAGACCCCTTACTCTAGTTCCTTTTACTGCATTATTAGTTGCTGAAACTTTTATAATTGTAAATGTTTGAATGTCGTATAAATGAAGATCAAATTGTGTTGCATCATTCTCATAAGGAGCATCTGAAACTCCAAAAGAATATACTCTTGCTCGTCCAATCTTCAAACCTCTTCCTGTTGTAGAATAATTGGCAGGAGATCTTCTATTATACAAATCAATAGTATTTGTTGTGTTACCACCAATGTTAATAAAAGGAGTACCATAAGCACGATTAACCTTAAGCAAACTTCCCATTCTAAATGGAATAGAAGCAGATAAAACCGATTTTGTATCTCTTGGTTTTTCTACATCTAAAACTGTTGTTCCTGGTAGATAAACATCGAAACCTCTTACATATGCTTTACCTGGTGACAATTTTACACACATCAAATTATTTGATGGAGTATTTCCTTGATCTGTAAGTTGATTGGATGTATATAATCCTCTTGAGTTTACTTCATCATTTAATGAATTTTGAATATTAACACGAAATGGTTCTACAGCATAATTTCCAGATTCATCAAAAGTTCTCTTTGCAAAATATTTCTTGATCTCTGAATATACTGTTGTATTTTGTAATCTCTTTGTTTGACCATCTCTTACCCTGAACAATTCTACAAAATTTGTATCATTTGTATCAGTTAAAGATTTTTTTGCTAATTTGGTCGTTATTTTAAATCTATCTGCACCTGGTGCTGCAAAATTAGTAAATCCTTTTGCATTATCATATAATGAAGAATCATCATTTGCATTAACAACTTCTTCAATTATTTCTAAACCAATTCTATAAGATGGAGAGTTTGAATATGGATCAAGTATTATTAATTGAGTTTCTACATCTACAAATATTCCACGCATGAAATATACACCCTTACTGACACCAAATGCAGATCCAATTGCAGTCGCATCTTCTGGTACAAGTGTTAGAATAGTTTCCTCATTATTGAGAGTAGTATTTCCATAAGTGAGATTTTCTTCAAGTATAAGAGTTTCTCCATTAGGAAATGGCACACTCTCACCATCATTACCAGATTGAACATATTTTACAAATATTGTAATCTCATCAACACCCTCAGTTGGTGGTAAAATAAAATTTTTAATTGTTGCAACAATACCTGAATTTTGACCTCTTACTCTTGTTCCCTTACCATTATTATTTGCTATAATACTACTTAAATAAACAGACACATCAATGCCAAGATGTGTTGCATTTACCTTAACAGCAAAATAGGCAGGATCGTACTCTATACCACCTGGTATAACCATTGATCCTTCTTTAAATATGTGTTTACCGAAGGACTCAACTTGATTTTGTAAGATAGATTGTAATCCAGTTAATTCTCTTGCTTGAACTGGATGACCTGGTCGGAATAAAACTTTATAAAAGTTTTTTGCCTTATCAAAATCATCATAGTAAGGACTGATATTTAAGTTTGTCTTTTGTGGCATTGTTAGAATTCGAGTATGATTTTAATGTCTTCCTTCTGTCGAGAATTTCTGACAATAATTGGTCTGTTGTCTAGGTATATAATTTCTCCCGACCCTTTATTTATCTCAGGTTGAGATAACCCTCCAGTGAACTGAACTCCTAAATTAACGAGTTTTCCTCCAGATGGGGTTGTTGATGAGTCATTAAATGATGTATCAACCGATCCACTGAAGTTTGTGCTACCAGAATTAACTGATTGTTTTATTTGAGAAGATGAAGACTCAAATTGATAAATTCTTCCAATTGTAGATATTCCTGCAAAATCAGTTTGATCTAACCCTTTTGCATAATTTAATGATCTATCTCTAAAATATTTTAATACTTTAGTATTTTTATCAAATGATGCGATATATGCAACTGCTTTCTGTCCCACATTTGGTGAAATAGATAATGTTTGTTCTATTTCCTCTCCGACATCTGGTGTACCTGTAACAGTGTCAAATTTAATTCCCTGAAGGGCAGAAAACGTTTGTTCAGTAAAAATATTTGAAGTATCGATTTTTGTAGGATTTTTAACAATACCTACTTGAGAAAATTGTGTATCAACTGGAAAATCATTTGTCGAGTCATCAAATCTTGCATAAACTATGACTTTATCGGTACCTAATTCTGTGTATATATCAGATCCATGACCTAATTTAGGGGGTATAATTGGTATTAATTTTGCTCTTTGTGTGGAAGAAACATTACCACCTGCTATATTCTGAAGATCAATTAATGCATAAGAGTATCCTTTTCCACCAGAACTCACAGTTACATTAGTAATTTTTCCATCTACAACATCTACCCTTGCTTTACCACCAGTTCCATCACCTAGTATATCAACTTCTTGACCAAGACCATTTGTGTAATTTTCACCTGCTTTATCAATATATACATGCTTTATCTGATTATTATTTACAGATGAATCACCATTTTCTCTAACTGCTCTAATTTGACTATCTGTACTAGTTGCCCAATTATTTGGAACCGTAATATATTCAGTTGAGTCAAATTTAACTATATCACTTGGAGAAATACTAAACAGATATTTCCAAACAAATCCATCACCACTATTTCCTGCTTTTGATGGTTCTAAATCAGTGAATGTTGGTTCATCCTGCGATACATTTCCTAGTGGATTTGTACCAGATGATCCATTATCAATACAAACATACACTTTAAAATCAGAATTTAAAACATAATACTTTGCATCATACAATCTATTTGACGTTGTAATTGGACTTTGATTTGACGCACTATAATCATCCCTATAAATTTCATATCTTTGCCCCTGAACCCAGTCCACTCTTCTTATAATTCTTCTGATATTTGCTGAAGAAACCTTTTTACCAAAACTCATCGTATCTCCAGCATGAGCACGATAAGAAAAACTATCTACAGGTGCTGGAGTTTTCCCATCATCATTCCACGCTGTTGTTCTACCAAATCCAACTCTGTTGGTTCTTTCTGCTCCTTTTGGATTTGCTAATCCTACAAAGACATAGTATGAGTTATTTGTATTTTCGACTGACTCTACAAAATTATTTGCGTTTAGAATTCTAAACTGATCAGTAACTATAGCTGGCATCGACTCTTAACTTTTCTTTTTATTTATAGTGGTTCATCTATGAAAGTCCAAATACTCTTATTGCACCAGTTGATCTTAAACCTCTCACAGAAGGATCTCCAAAGTATTTTCTTTGTATAGTTGGGAAGGTTGATAATCCAGCGTCAACTGTTAATCCTGATACACCAATTGCAATCGGATTTGATGAACGTTTAAGATCTGCTCCATATAATCGACCCCAATGGAATTCACCAACAGCAGTTGTAAGACCAATATTCAATGGATTAAAGAAACCCTCTGTATTAATACCAGCAATTGAGGCATTACTATTTGTATGCAAATGAACAGTAATTATACCTGAAGCTGTTCCACCAGGGAAATGTGGTGGGAATTGAACGATATAAACATTATCAAGGAATGTAGTTCCAATACCAACCGTTCCACCTGCATTTGTACCAAACACAGATTGAGTGCCATCACCCTCAGATGTATTTTTCACAAAAATAGGATATCCCTGTTTTAAAGTATTAGCATTAGCAGTAACGAGTTTATTTTCCTTATTTTTGGTAACAGCAGTGTAAGTCATTCTAAGAGCAGATGGTTGAGAACCTCTACTTACCTGTTCAATTTTTGTAATCAATCCAGTGTAACCTTGAACGTTTTCAATACTTGTAATTTTTTCAGTTTGAAATACAGGATCTTCTATGATAACTTGTGGTGGATTTGATTGTGAATATCCAAAACCTTCGTTAGTCATTGTTACAACAGTATCAATTGATCCATTCACAACATTAATAGTTGCAGTTGCAGTTGTTCCTATACCTACACCAACTGCAGGAGGACTACTTATCTTAACACTAACTGTGCCACTATAACCTGAACCCTTCTCATTAATGATTAAATCTGTAATAGTTCCTGTAGCACTGACTATCGCTGTTGCTGCTGCACCAATATTAGTGGTTTCACCATGTGTTATGAGTGCATCAACCTTTAAATCATTTGATTGATCATATCTATCCTTTTCAAATAGGAATGAAGTTGCGTCATCAACAAAAATACCATCAGGATCTCCAGTGCCTGGACCATTTGTTGTTGTTAAATCACCAATAATTTTTGCAGTAGGATATATTTGTGGTTCGATTGAAGATCTTGTCTTAGGCACAATCTCACCATTTATAACAACATCTATTTTTTGTTTTTCAAACCTTACAGGTTTTTCATCGTTTACATTTATTCCAAGACCTGTATAGATATCAGTTTCAATTATATCCGCTCCTAAAATTTGTTTTACAACACGATTATTTTCTTGAGTTGAGTTGTCACCAAGAGTTGATACACCAACAATATCATTTCTTAAAACTCTAAACTGATCACCTGTCTTTATTTCTTCTTGAATATCTTTTATCTCAACATCAACTCCCTCTTTACCCTTATAGAAGAATATATCTACATGATCATGATCATTTAAATCAGGACCTGACTCTCCACTTGGTGGTTCTGCAAAGGTAAATGTTGATCCACCCTCAAACTGGTATGACTCACCTGGTTGCTGTAAAACACCGTTGACAAAAATCAATAATACAGCGTTTAAGTCTATTAATTGAGATTGTGTGTTTGTATCATCTTTTTCAAAACTTAATAGTTGACCGTTGAAGAATAATGGGAATCTAACTCTTCTTCCATCTTGTAAATTTTTGATATCATCAATATAATCTATCTCACCAAATTGCCATGCTGAAAACTTATCTCTGAAGATATCGATTACTTCTAATTCAAATTCTTGAATTGGTGATGTTAAATGAGAAGCAGTTACTAATCCAACTGGTCTAAATTTATCTCCTCTCTTAAATGAGTGACCTGGTCTAGAAATTTTAAATTTACTTATTTCAAATAATGTGGAACCAATACCAACAGTTGTAGATGATGCACCAACCTCTACATCAATAAGTAAGTTTACACCAGTATCTGTAGTAGTTCCAATTCCTATTCTTGAAACTCCTTCTACCTGTAAGTTTTCATAAATTGGTTCTGGAATAATCAGTTCTGGATTTACATAACTTGTACCAGCGGAAACAATATTAAATGCTAAAGTTCCTCCAACACCAACAGTTGCAGTTATATTTGCACCTGTTCCACCACCACCGCCTTGTCCAACAAAAATGGTTACAGTATTAGTTGTTACAGATGTTATGTCAGTAACAATACCTGCAATTGGATCACCATTAGGACTACTTGTAATAGATACTGATCTTGGATATGGGTGATTTCCAAAGAAATTGTCTTTAGAACACTTAAATATAATTCCACCAGTATCAATACCAATCTTATTGCTAGTAGTCAAATTGTGATTTGGTATTGTTAATACTAGATCACCTGTGTGAGAAATATATCTTGCATCTGTTGCTGTATATGATGTACCGTTAAAATTACCTAATTTAATTGATCCGATACCTGCACTAACAAATCTGTGCTCATAAGCGATATCTGTAACACCGATAGAAACTGTTGTCCCACGATATCCTGACCCAAAAGTATTATCTGAGAAGAACTCAATGGCATTACCACCACCCTGATAAGTATGTGGTATGGTGCTTGCACCTGCTTGAACCTCAAATGTTCTCTCTGAAACAATGCCTACAACAAATAAGGGTCTTTCATGATCTTGGAATATTGTTGTTGTAACACCAACATATCCACCACCACCAATTGTCTTGACTGCATCAGTGGTTGCTGAAACGAAAGTATGGACATATTGATCTGAAGGAGAGGATGCACCGACATTTACTCTAAATGTGTTAGTGGTTACATTACTTACCGTTAAATATTGACCTGAAGCGGGATCAGTTGGACGAGGATAAGGATGATTAGTTGCATTTCCATCTTTATCACAAGTGAACACAATTGAATTATCGTCAAGTATTACAGCATCACCATTGACTAATCCGTGATTTGCAATTGTTAATACCAATACGCCATTTGCTGGATTATATGTTGCATTAGTTGGTGTTCCAACAACTGTTTTGGGGCACTTGAATTCAAGATCCTTTAAGTGAACTGTACTTGGTCTATTTGGTGCAAAACCATGTACCTTCTCTGTTGTAACTGTTATAATTCCAGTGATGTTGTCATAAGCAGCAGTTTGTATTCCTAGACTTACTCCTGATGTTGTTCCAATGCCAACAACTCTAGTAATTCCTCCAGATGCATTCTTAAATAATGATGCTTTAGCACCAACTAGAGGAGCGTATCCAAGACCTGGTGTTGATGCAAGTGATACAATAATACCACCTCTAGGGACTTGGTTTTGATTTATATCAAACTCAGATACTATAAATTGTCCATTTTCTGATTTAATTCCAGTGAATTGTACAGTTGAAACTCCAGCGGTTGTATCTGCTATGATATTATAATTACCATTTGGATTGTTTGTTGTTGCTGGTTGTTGGAATATACCATTAATGAATAAAACACCATTTCCTAATCCTATACCAGCAGAGGTATTTGCACCACCAACTGTTAATGAGTATGTTTTACCAATGCCAGTAAAATCATCAGATACATCATCAAACAACATGTTAGTTGTATAATCTTGTCTTAAGAAAGTTCTACCACTAAAGGTTGCCTTTGTAAATGGTAAATTTGTGTCTGCTCTTCTTGATCTTTGATTACCTTTAGGTGGTTCTATAAAATGAACTGTACTTTCAATTATATTAAATGAACCTCTATGTATTCTTGCTTCATCATTTTGTGAATGTGTAGTTGCAGGTATTCCCAAAACACCTCTCTTCACTTTAACTACAGGTAACGTACTTATACCAAGAGATACATCGGTTGCATCATTTATTGTTCCTTGGGGTAAACTAGCAAAACCAACACTTTCAACCGTCATAAATTCATCATTTACTTTTAAAACATCATTTGGTGTGATTGAACTAATTCCACTTAAAACAAACTGTGAAGTTCCTGCACC